GGTTTTTGCAGGCGCGTGTCGTTCATTTCCTCTTTCTATTTTCTTTTTAAGATATTCAATTTTTTGTTTTGAAAATGAAAAAAAAGTTCAAAAAATATATAAACCTAAAATGTGCGAAAATTTAATTTCCAAAATAAAAATTGGAGATGCCATTAAGAGTGAAAAATATCTTTGTGAATCATGCGGGATGGAAATTATCCCTGTTTTAAATATTACAAAACGAAGGAAACATTTCCGTCACAAAGAACCCTCAAAAATGAGTGAGTGGCATGTCAATTGGCAAAAAAAATTTAAATACAATGAAATAGAGTTTGAATTCGAAGGAAAAGAAACCAGAGCAGATGCTATTTCAGATAATAAAGAGAATGTAATCGAATTCCAAAATTCTCCAATTTCATCAAGAACCGTTGTTGAGCGTGTACAACAGTACAGTAACTTGCACATACCTTTATACTGGGTATTAAATGGGAAGAATGTGATAATCGATGATATTGAAGACGAAAACTCGTACCTTATACATTTTCCAGACACGTGGATGTGTAAGAACTTTACACGTGTAGAATACGTCTATTTAGACACAGTTCACGGAATCTTTAGAATCAAAACAGAAAATATTAAATGTTCCCTAATCAAGGTTAGTCAACCTATGAATTGTATAGATTTTGTAGCAGGGCTTAATGAAAGTTGTTTGACATGGGGAGAAATCACAGTAAGTCAGAATCGTATAGTATATAAGCAGAGAGGAGCAGGTACTGGAAAAACTTATGAAGCTGTTTCTGAAATTAAAAAGGAGAAAAATAATCACCTCGAAGAATACATATTCTTAACACAGCAACATGGTGCAAAAACTGTTATAGCAGACGAAGTTAGAGCTCAGTTAAACATCTCACTTGAAAATGACAGAAATAAATACACAGGAGAATACGAATCTAAAAAAATAACAATTGCAACTGTTGATTCCTTCATATATAGCTTATTAAATAGAATTGAACCATGTTCAAACTATTTTAAAACATTGGCAGAAAAAGTTTCACAAGGACACACAGAAAGATTATGTGAAACTAGCGGAAATGTATCTCATTTTGCCAATGGAGTACGTATTTCCAAGAAAACAATGATAGTTATTGATGAGTCTCAGGACTTATCTGAAGTATACGCATCTGCATTCATGCATTTGGCTTATAAAACGCACGTAAACATCACTTTAATCGGCGATAAATTACAAAGCCTTAACTTAACATATAATATTATGAATAAAAAAGAGGATGTTCCAAGCTATGCAATAAATTGTGAATTTGAAACACCCACGGAAAATATTTGTAGAAGGTTTCATAACCCCTTATTAATGAAGTTTGTAAACGAGATGGTTCCGTTTGAGAAATTTGGATTGCCACAGATTACAGGAATTTGCAATGGCAACAATTGTGGTCATTATCACAATAATATAGAACCAAAAATATTGGAATTTCATGATAGTAGAAGTTGTATTATTGAATTAGTGGAATGCATGACCGAACTTGTATACGAGGAAGGATATCTTCCCGAAGATTTCGTATTCATTTTTCCTGTACTGAAATGCAATACATTAGCAACCGAACTTCACATTGCACTTCAAGAATTTTGGAAATCTAAGTTCAATGAAGATAAATTTTTAAGCATAATTCAAAATCATTCTTTCTGGGGAGAATGCAATAAGACTCGAAATGCACCTAATCGTGAGTATATTGAAACACATTCATCAGAAGGAAATGGACCGATTAATTTGACAACTTCTGAACACAAGACACGTATACAAAGTATACATTCATCCAAAGGAACAGGCAGAAAATGTTCAGTAACATTTCTGTCTGAAATATTGCTCACCAAATTTCGTACAGAACAGGGAGATTTAAAATATGAATCATTATTACACGTTTCTTTAACCCGTTGCAAAGAGATATTGATACTTATTTTAGGGAATAGTTATGACGATATTTACAGAAGAATTCCAGCCAAAAATGATATTGAAAATAATACCCAAAAATTTCCTGATCTTAATAAGATACGTATGTCTGATATTTTTGATAAATATGATAAGGAATGTAATTTTTCTGAGTTATACGAGGAAGGAGGTCGGAATCGAGGTATAATTGATTGGTCAGACCATTGTATACGCAATGCCATACTGCATACCAGATTGGCCATCGCATTATTAAAAGAAGATACAACCAAAGAGGATGAAAATACCAAGCATCTTGTTACGATTTTTGGAAAAATTAAAAAATCCCGTATTCGCAAGTGCAAAAATTCCAATGAATATTATTCCGAAAAGAAAACAAATGCATCTGTTATTCTGACATATGAATATATAGGTCCTGAAATATACAATAGATTTGAAGAAATTATTTGTAAAGTACAAGACAAGCTTAATGAGAATAGTTATGAATTAGACCCTCTAGACCCTCTAGAATCTATTGTATTGTATTTCTTAATAAGGAATGAGCAAATAGGAAAAGGTAATACAGATATACCCTTATTTAAAGTACAACAAATCATATCTGAATTTCAAGCTAAAAACAAGAGGGAACACGATGATGTCATTAAGGATCATTATCAATACGTTGCTGATATAGATGATTTTATAAAAGACATGATAAGAGAAATAAAGGAAAAATTTCCAGATGAGAAATTTCGTGTAAATTTTGAAGTCAAAATATGTTTAAAATTCGGCATTCAAACATCAGTCACAACTCTATGGTCGGATAAAACAGTTTGCAACATAATATTGAAACCTGTTATAAATAGCTTGAATAATTACGATGCGAATGTAGAATCTTTAATAGAGTCTTATATAATGAGAAATGGAACTTCTAAAAACACAGCTGGAATAGAAAGATTTAAGGGGAAAAATGTGATAAATTATTTTCTTACTCTTGACGGATTTAGATCAACAGAAATAATTGACGATCCAAAATGTGAACATGCAATTAAAGATTGTGTAAAGGCTCATTATAAATTATTTTTTAACAGACTTGGAAAATACTACGAATCTCATAATGCAGAAATACAAAGTGATGATAGTGAAAATGTGAAAAAATTGCCTATTTTCATCCAAAATGCATGGCGAAAATGGAGTGAAGGACAAGGGCGCTTAGCAGACTTACTTGATAAGGAATTAGAAGATGAACTTAACTTTAAAATCAGTAACAATAGTAAATTACTTTTGTAAATGTATTTCAAAATATTATTTTGAAATTATTTCTTTTTTTGAATCTGGATAGATTTCTCTTCCACTTGTGTTTTCACTTGTGTTTCCTTCTCATTCTTCAATTCTTCAGTCTTTTTCAAGTAGAATTGTAGATTCTTCGTGTCCATTTCCACGTTTCGGCCGTTTCTAATCGCCTTTATACAAGCAACATGACCGCCAACATAGTCTTCAACATAATAGGCGATATTACCCATAAGATGCCATCTTACATAGTCGTAAGAACCCTTGTCAACGAATAAAAGAAGTTCTTCAGGGTATTTCATATTAATGCCTTGCTTCATAAACATGTAAGCAAGTTGCCATTTTTTGAGACTACGATAATGGTTTGCGATTTTAATTATCGGTTCAATCCTTTCAGAATGCTCAAGTGCTTTTATATACCATCCCATCACATCGCACCATTCATGTCCAAGAACATCTGCCATATTCCCGCATCGCATGTAAGAATGGAATCGCTCTTCTTCAAATCCTCCGAGTTCGAGGCGCCGTCTTGCATAATAATATGCTTCTTCGATTTTGTTGATACAACTGCATGTTTGGGAAAGATAGAAGACTGTTCTTGAATCTTTTGGATTCTTCTTGTATTCTGCAAGAAGCATATCATAATCGCGATGAAATCGTTTTCCACTCTTATCATCGTCTTGTGTCCTGTCTTGATAAATCACAATCTCATCAGGGAGACGTATAATCGTGAATTTAGGGTCATCGTTTGACGAGGATGTATCCTTGAGCCATTCGTGAACGACTCCACGATATTCCCATCCACTTCGTGTTTTTATTAGACGAATATTGAAGTATTTTTCAGCCATTCCACTCCACCATTGTTGACAGACAAGAAAGCCAGTATTGACTTGGCCATGAAAACTGCTGATGATTTGGCGTAACATTTTTCCACCACGCAATTCGTCGTTACAATCAAGTAACAAGAGGAAATCAACTTCAATCGTGTTTGCGTATGCCAATAGTACGTTTCGTGACTCACAAAAGTTCACAAACTCTCCTTGAATCATGTATAAATTAATTCTGCTTTCTTTGCAAAAAGTTTCAACAATTTTAGTTGTGTCATCAGTGCTTCCAGTATCGTAAATAATCAAAGCATCTGCATATCCAACAAGAGTTTTCAATGTAACGAGCAATCGCTTCTTTTCATTCTTAATCATCATCGCAACCCCTAATTTCGTTGGTACATGTGAAGAGGGTGTATATTCTTGTTTTGCAATCACATTGAACATTTTTATATTGGAAGCGAATTGTTTATAACGAAATGATTTTTAACTTTCAATAAAGAAAATGATTCCTCGGAAAATTTTCCAATCGTGGAAGACAAAGGAATTGAAAGGTTCAATGCGTACTGTGACTGAAAAAATAAAGGAAATGAACCCAGAATACGAATACTATCTCTACGACGACAAAGATTGTAGAGATGTGTTACTCAATAATTTTGGAGTCAATTATGCGAATGCTTTTGATGCTCTTATACCGGGCGCCTTCAAATGCGATTTGTGGAGATATGCAATGCTGTATTTGGAAGGTGGTATATACATAGACATTGATATGGAACTCCTTGTCCCGTTTCGTGACATAATTGAGGAAAATGACGAGTTTGTAAGTGTTGCTGACCGAAGTATTGGTGGAATGGGTTGTGGAATGTATCAAGCATTTATTGCATGTGTTCCAAAGCATCCAATCATGTTGTACTCTCTGCAATTATCATTCTCTAATATTGCAACGCGCCGATACGATATGTTTGAAACACTCTCAATAACAGGTCCAATTGTAGCTGGAATCGCTCTTAATCTGTATTGGAAAAAGGAAAACCCGTATGAAGCCTTTAAAGCAGGTCGTTATGGAAGTGTTAAACTTCTCGTGAATACTGGAGAATATGTGAAAGATTTGGATGGGAAAAAAATAATTAGAGATAAATTTGACGGATACAATCAGGGAGATTTAAGTTATACAAATAATAGACATTACCACAATGATCCACGACAGGCGAGACGGGAAAAAATAATTAAGGCAGTGCTTATAGTTATTGGGATTGCTATTTTAGGGTTACTTCTATCTGCTTATCTTAAAATACGTTGGAAAAAATGCGAAATGAGTTTGAGTTCGTGTGAAAAGAGTGAGAGTGAGCGATCGTGAGTAATTGAAATTTATTTTTTAAATTTCAAGATGATACACAAACATACAAGGAACTGCATTTCCTATTTGCACCACAACTTCCTTTTTACTTCCACATAATTCATAAGAGTCTGGAAATGTTTGAATTCTCTTTAATTCGAGTTCAGTAAGTTTTCGAATATGAGCATCGTCATATTTGACGAGTGCATCATATCCGTCTTTCCAATATCGTGCAGGAATGGTGAATGATGACTTATTTAGATCTAAAAATTGTGCTCCAAATCCGTATGATTTATTTTCCATCCTCAATTTTTTCGTTAAAATACCTTGAATAGCTTTCTCACTTAGATAGTACGATTGCGGAACATCCTCTCTATTTAACAAGACTGTTGAAACTGGTATTCTGTCTGTTTTGGGTGTAATTGGTTTCGGGATAATGTTCAAATCCTTCCTTCCACCAATGATAATAACTCGACGTCTGTTTTGGGGAACTCCAAAATCAGAGGCGTATAATTTATTGATTATGCAGTTGTAATTTTTCGAGAGAAAAGACATTATAATGTCAATAGCTAACTTTCCATTCTCCAACTTCATTGAAAGAATTCCCATTACATTTTCGAATAGAAAGATTTTTGGTCTATAATAATCAAGATATTTGACATATTCCATAAAGAGAGAGTTTCTTGGATCATTTTTATCCCTTTTTCCAGCTGTGCTAAACCCTTGACAAGGAGGTCCTCCAACAATCACATCAAAATCATCTTTACAGACTTGCCTAAACTTTTCTGGAGAGAGTTGAGTGAGATCAGCGCATAATGATAAGTGTTTGTGATTTTTACTGTATGATTCAATAGCTTTGTCCCAGTAATCTATACCCGCAATCACATTAAGACCTGATTGAGAAAGTCCTTGAGACAGACCACCGCAACCGCAAAAAAGATCAAGAGTCTTGTAGTTTTCAACGAATCTTAAGGTTGCCATTTGGTTAACATTGAGAAGGATTTTTCTTAATCATTTTTAAAGTCTCAAACATCAACAGTAAAATGATTCGAATTATTTTACTACTCTCTATCATCATATTTAACTTGTATATGTATATCATACCTTCGAAACTCTTGAAGAATAGACTGAGTAGCAATGAGAAATATGTGTTTCGAACAACAAGGAATTACAAGATTCCATATTCAATGTTTTCAAATTGTCACCAGAAATGGGTAGATATGAATCCGTCCTATACGGTTGTATGGTATGATCACGATCAACGTGATAGATTCATGAAGACTCATTATGACGGAGCTATAAATGACGCATACAAATTGTTGATACCGCCAGCGTTCAAAGCAGATTTATGGCGATTATGCATTCTTTACAAGTTTGGAGGGGTTTATATTGATGCGTATGCGACCCCTCACGTTTCTCTCGATAAGATGGTCTCAATTGCGAACGGTGCTAAATTTATTTCGATTCTTGATTGCAAAAGTTTAGGAGGAGGTATTCATAACGGGTTCATAATTGCAGAAAGGAAGCACCCGTTCTTAAAGCAAGCAATGTTTGATATAATCGAGAATGTGAGTAATCGATATTACGGAAATTCTCCTCTTGACGTTACCGGACCGAATGCCCTCAAAAAATCAATAATGAAAATAACAGGAAAGGAACCAATTGAAGGCAATAATAAACTCTATTACTTGTTCCGTCACGAATATGGTCCATACCAAAATATATACTATCGGAATACCCTTGTGATGCAGAAACAATATAGCTTCATTGCCTACTTCTATAACAAAATGTCGAATAATAAGGATTATTCACGATTGTGGAAAAATCGAAATATATATTCAATTAAAACATAGGAGAATTCCTAGAAATGACAGGTTTAGATTTCGAGGATTTGGACACTTTTTTAATGAAACAAGAGAGTAAAATAATCCATCAAATATGGTTCGGTACAATTCCGAACAAGAGAGAGGCAAAAAAAGCTTACGAATCAATGAAATTGTATCGTGATAGTTGGAAGATTCAAAACCCAACGTGGCACCATATTGAATGGGACCTTAATCTTTGCAAGCAATTCGTTCAAAAAGTGTTACCCAGAGCACATTGAAATGCTTTCAAATTATAAATATCCCATTCAGCAATGTGATACGATTCGGTATCTTCTTTTGCATCGTTATGGAGGATGGTATGCTGATATGGATTACTACTGTTGTAAACCACTTGATGAAGTTGCGAATAAATATCCAAACGATATATACTTGGTTCAGACTCCAAATACGATTGGCACTGATATTGACCACGTAAGTAACTCATTGATGTTTTCAAAAGCGAATCACTCATTCTGGAAGCAATTAATGGTTGAACTTGAGAAAAATCCAACAGTACCTTATTATTACACGAAGCACCTTGTTGTTATGTTTACAACTGGCCCTGTGATTGTGAATCGTGTCTACTCAAAATACAAGTATAGGTTCCGAGTTAAAAGTCTCCCTTATAAACTCTTTCATCCATATGGAATTTCTGACACAATCATGTCTTTGAAAAATAATTCCGATATCTATACTATTCATATTGGAAAAGGTTCATGGGAAAGTGATGATAGTAAATTTTTCCTTGGATTACTCCGTGAATGGAAGATAATGGTATTCGTGATTATATTATTGGTTCTTCCACTTGTAATATATAACCTTACATATAAATAAATATGAATTGCTCTCAAACACTATACGATATTGAAAATAGTATACTTAAGACCCTTTATGAATCAGACAATGCAAGTAATAATATCATAATATATGATATTGATGATACTCTTATTAAGAGTGATGGAACCCCGATTTGGCCAATAATTCGCACGTTTTATTACGCGAAACAGAAAGGTATTCAGACTGCAATTATAACAGCTCGCCAAGGAAATCCTGAAAATGTGGCTAGAACAATTGATCAGCTTGCTCAGTATGGATTGACTGGGTATTCAAGTATCTATTTTAGACAACCAAATTGTGTTGATTATTACAAGTACAAGTTAACATGTCGATATGATATTCATATGAACAATTTTAAAGCTATTATTTCCATTGGAGATTCCGACTGGGATATTGGGGCTTATGGAGGTATTGGCTATAAAGTTCCAGTTTTCTAGAGTAGCCTAGCGTTTGCGCTGACACGCTGCAGGAAGAGCTCCTCTCTTCTTTTGGGAACGTGAATCTGATTCACTTTTAGAATCACTCTCGTCAGAATCAGATCCTGAACCAGAGTCGCTTTCTTCCTCTTCATCCTCTTCATCCTCTTCATCCTCTTCATCCTCTTCATCCTCTTCTGATTCTGAAGAAGAATCAGTTCTCTCAGCGTATTCAGGATCAACATCTTCCTTGTCAATAAATTCATCTATCTTTCCATATCCAAGAACATCAAACACTTTTGTCATCTTCTTTTCATTCTTGTAAGAATCTTTGAGTTTCAGATCGATCTGGTCGAGTTTCCCATCAAACTTGCGGTGGAAAGAATAATGATTCAAGTTTACTTTAATCATTTCTTTTGCAGTCTGTTCGCTAACTAATGTTTCTATTTCAAGATCGAATGTACTGAGGTCTTCTAAAATGTACCATCTAACTTTTGACAACTGTGATTTGAGGTTTTCTAAAGCTTTCTCATTTCCTTCGTGACGAATGAAATAATACCAACTCTCACATTCTTCACCGCTGGTTTCTTGCAGTATCGCATATTTATAAGGAACACTCGCAGGTTCCGAGTGTTGTGTTTGAGATTTAGACATTTTTTTATCTTAAATGTGTCTGTTTAAATCTAGAATTAAAAATGAAAATTTAAAACACATCTGCATGTTTTAAAAAAATGTCTTCAAAATACGTTAAAAAAGATCCAATTTCACACATTCTTACGC